ACTTCTACCTTTAATCCAAACAAAATCAGGCTGAAATCCTGTTCCACCAATGTACTGTGTGGCCCCGTTGCCCTCATAAACCACTGTAGAAAAACCTTCAACGGAATAGTCCTGCTCAAACGGCAGATAGAAACCATTAGTTCCGTATGCGCCAGCGTACTTGGTAGGCTTCCATTCGCCATAGTCGCCTGTCTCACCAAATGAATCAGGTGTTAGTGCTTGCCCGTCAATGAAGTTTATTTCTGCTAGGTAGCCGTCTAGGTATCTTGCTAAGTTTACTTGCTTGCCAATTTGATGCGATATAGTGTTGTTGATATGTCCGTCAGTATTTTGAGTCGGGTAAGTCAAAGAAGCAAAACTTGTTACTAGCTCACCATTTACATAAACTTTAATTCTATTAGTGTTAGTGCTTTGTGTAGTATCAACCGCCACAACTATATGATACCAAGCAGAAAAGTCCCTGAAAAGTTGGTTTGTCACTGCTTCTGCTGATGCGCCACCGTATGATATTTCCATTTTAGCAGCGTTTGACCCTGCTCTTATTGCAATACCATCACCTGATACTGTATCAAGCAGCATGTGATTGATGCCGCCAGCGGAAGCATTAATATCCCCACGTTTTAGCCAACCACTGTATGTCCAAGTTTTACGATTGCCAGCCGAACTAGGTGTGCGACTTAGATAAGAAGCATCATCATCATTAAACCTAAGTGACTGCTCAATCTCATAGTCACCGCCAGCACCGCTAGCACCTAGTAATTGATTCTCGTTTAAGACACTCATTATTTCACGTCCAAGCTTGCGACTGCTTGAATGGCTGTTGAAGATTTCACAACATAATCAATTCTGTCCACGGACGCGGCTGTGGTGCTAAGAACTGGGGCAGTGCCTCCAACGAACTTAAAATAAGAGCCATAGGCTAATGTTCGGGAACCCGTGCCGTCTTGTGTAATGAAGATTGAGCCACTTTGTCCTGCCACGATATTAGTCGGGTTGGATAGATTCCTATTACCAGCTAGTGTCAATGAGAAGTTGTTGCTTAATGCTAGGTTAGTGGCAATGCTTGAAGCATCTGTTAAAGCCGTTATTTCGCCTCTCTGTGCGCCTGTAAAGGTTTGAGCATCTGCTAGTACCGCATGACCTAAGTTGGCAGTGGCAAGCACTCCATGCGAAATCCACGCGTTATTAGCTGAGTTTCTTTGCTTTAATAATCCAGCCGTAGTATCTGCCCACCACATATAGGCAAACATTACACTTGGCTCAGATGATGAACTATTGTTGCTAACCACTGCGGCTAGTATAGTGTTTAATTCGGCACGAAAAGCAGCACCAGATTGATTGCCTAAAACGTAGTCTGCGTTACTCATTATGCTATTTCCTGTGCTGTGATAGAAAGCTCTTCTATTTCGATGTTGTAAGCTGAGTCGTTAACACTCAGAACTGCTTTAAATTCAAAGGCCCGTTTGTTGTATTCGTTGACGTTTAACAACTCCCACGCTGACCATGTTGGGCTTGAGGCTGGGTTATCCTCAGTGTGTCTAACGTAAACTTTGCAATCTCCGTTAGCTGTATTGGTTCCGTCCCAATCTGACCAATCATCTATTGAAACAGATCGGCTATCGACTAAATCCAAAGGCTGCGTAATGATGGATTTTATGTGACGTTTAAGTTGTTGACGCTTAACGCTTCCCGCATCAATGCCCGTTGCAAAGGTATAAGTGCCGCCAAGGTCTATGCCAGCATCACCCACATCAAACAAGACAACGCTGTCTATATTTCCCCACGCGTCAATGCTGTTTTGGCCTTCTAACTTGATAATGTTGCCAAGTTTTACAGTGTCATCGTGAGTGCCTAGAAATAGAGGGTGAGCTTGTATGGTTCCAACATTTGCAAAGGCTTGAGCGGTATCTCCTGCGTTAACAATTGAGGTAATATCAGATTGGATTCCACTTGAGTCTGTTGCTCTTACAATGTAGGTTCCAGTTTGTAGCGGTAACACAGCAACAGTGGCGGTTCCGTTTAATATTGAGTTGCCTACAGAAACCGATTCTGACCAGCCAGCGTTAGAAGTTAAAGATGAATGGCGAACCTCAATATAGCCGCCAATCCGAACATCAATATCAACCGATTGATCCCAAGTTAATATTGTTAGGCTTGAAACATTTTGAGCAGAAAAGTTTGTTAACGCGCTGGGCTTTTCAGAAAGACCAAAGATTTCTATTAATGAGGTTTCTGCGTAACTACTCTTGGCTCCAATTGCATTTACAGACCGAACTCTAAAATAATATTTAGCGGGGGCAATATCAAATATATCAAAGTCATTGTTGCTCACACTCCCTGCGCTAATGTATTTAGAAGCTCCCTCTGCTTTATATTCGACTTCGTACCCATTAACAAACGCATCATTAGCTGCTGACCAATTCAATTCAACTTTAGCTTTTACACCCGCGCCATTTTTAGTGACGTATAAAGATTCACTAACTGAGGGAATACCAGCCACCCCAACTATAAAAGGATTGGGTAAATTGGTATCAGGAATATTATCTGCTTCTGTTTTTTCTGACCAAGGATAGATTGAATCTTGATGTTCAATTAAAGATACATTAACAGTACCATCAGGTGACAAAACTAACTTCTGCACTCTGAATGGCTTTGCAACAAAAGATGGGGTTGAATGGGTAACTGATACAATTTCACCAATCGCTGTATTAAGAGCTTCGCTGGTTGAGCTAAAAGAAACTGTCAAAGCGTTGCGTGATCGTTTTAGTGCAATGCTGGCAATATCTTGGGCAGTGTATATATTTGTCGTAGCAGGTAAATCCATCTGGCTAACCAGTTCAACACCACCATCTTCTAAAATATAACCCGCCTCTTCTGCGCTTCCCGCCACAGGGTATTCAATTTGATCCATTTGCCAATTTGCATCAGGGTTTGGAAATGTAGCAATTATGCGGTTAAACTTAGTCTTTTTGGATTCTGACCGAATTGAAATACCACCAATGATATGGGATTCATCAAAAGCAAAAGTTGCGCTGCCCTCATCCTCAACGATTAAACCATATTTGCCTTGGCGATAAGGCATCAAACCCCTCATGCCTGAGAGTAGAATCTTGACGTTATTCATCAAGGTGATGTTAGTGTCGATTACCGCATTACATGAAAATATCTTTTGATTAGAACCGCCAGAATACGGGGTGACAAATGAATCGCACCTGTTAGCTGCTGTAATAAATTGACCATCATCAATGAATGAACTATCTAGCCCTTTTCCATATCGTGAGTTTGTTAAATAATCACGCAAACACAGCGCAGGGTTAGAGCTATTTGCAACGCTTGCGTTTTGCCCTGCTCTTGGATCATAAACGACCTTGCCTTGAACGACTGCGTGAATGGTTGGAATCCCCCCAAAAACGTCTTGATCCCATTTAATCCTAGCTGCGATATAAGCCACGCCAGATAACGTGTGGGCCGAAGTCCAACCGACCCCTGCATTAACGAGTGTTGAATCCGCATCTTGCCCATCAGTGCCAACGTATTTATTAATGGTTAATAAACCTGAGAAAATAGAATCGCTGCTCAAAGTGTCGTTAATGTACACATCACCAATGCTGTGAATGGTTCCCTCACATAATGCAATCACCATATATAGATAAGTATTATCAGTGCCGCTAGTAGCTACAAAAACCCTAACACCACCAACTTTCCTTTGACCATAAACGATTGGGATACTGGCAATATTGGATTGTTTGTTCACTAGAACGCCCTGATATTTGGCCTCTAGCTCATCCATATCAGGAACTTCAACAAACCAGCTAACTACATCAGAAATAACGTCAACAGTAACGTCAATAATGGCTTGCCCGATCTGCCCAATCGTGCCAATTGTAGTACCAATAGGATCGCTAAAAAAATCGCTAAACCAACCCATTACGCTCTACCCCATTTTAGGTCTCTAGCTGTGCTAGATGCGTATTGAAAACCTTTGTCTCCTGAAAAAAACATACTTTGGCTATTGTGATTAGTGCGCCTGCCTGATTTTTTCTGAAAATCTGCCCAATGGCTTGAGGCTGTAATAACAATTGTGCTGCTATCAACTGAGTCTGTAATTGAGAAACTTTGAATCCGTCCGTCATAGATTAAAACTGGGCTTCCAATAATTGAATAATCATCATTTAATAAAACACGCTGGATAGTAATTTGACGATCAATGTAGGATTGGCTTAATAAAATGCTTATGTATTCTTGGCTAACACCAGACAAGGTTACGCCTACAGAACCAACTTGAACCTCAGTAGTTTCACTGACGCTAGATATTCCCTTTAATGCGCTACTCGACTGATAAATATCCCCAGAATAAGAAATACTTATAGGGCTTTCTGTCAAATAAATAGCTGTTGAAAAGTCTATTTTTACCAAGTGGGCGGTAATAAATGAGTCTTTAGCAAGCTCTGCAATTGTATCAGCGTGAATAGCTCTACTCATGAAAGAGCCTCAATGAAGTCAACCTCATAGCGGAACAACATCCCAGCGCCCAGCTTGTAACCTTGAATGTCATTGGATAGCCGAACAGTAAAAGGTACATTGTTATAAATTACTGTATCAGAGCTTGAGACTGCTGCAATCAGTGGCGGGGTAAGTGCCATTGCGCCATTACCTGCCCGATCAGCCGTAAGCATATAAACCTTGGAGTGGCCTGAGAACTTAATCACATCACCCGCTTTAAAAGTCCCTGTAAGGCCAGCAATTGTGACTGATACTAATCCAGCCGCAGCCGCAGAACACGTTACAGTGCCGCTTACTGTGCCGCTAGCAGAACTAATCTCGCTAGGCGTTACAGTAAACACTCCATGCCGCCCTTGTTGCGATACAGTGTAAGCAAATACAGGGTTAAACTCTGTCCTAGTCATGGGCGCGTAGGATGCGGTAAACGTCCATTTTTGACCACCTATCTTCCGACTTTGCATCCTCCCACTTACTGTTTCAGAGAAAAGCGTTGGGCTTTCGGATTGTAGATTTATGGCGTTAAACGCTGGGGATGTTGGATAGCTCATGCGAGGGCTGGCCTCCCTCTTTCATTAAGCGATTGATTGATTAAATTCATCAGTGTACCGCGCCTCTTTGTAAGCAGATCATCAAATCCTGCTGTATCGTTTGCGCTAATGTTGATAGTAAAGTTGCCACCGCCAAGCTGATCGTTAGGAACCACGTTGGCTGCTTGGTTAGGTACTATTAATTCTGGGCCGCGCTCTCCTACGATATAAGGGCTACCCGCACTCATTGGGCCGCCCTTTTCACGGAATTGAGTGGAGCGAATTGATTTTACTTGGGCAAAACCTTGCAATGCTGCGGCTGCGGCTAGAGCGATATTTAAAGGATATGGAGCAGAAGCTAGAGCTTTGGAAATTCCTTGATATGTATTTACCAAAGCGTCTTTTACTGCAAACGCCTTATTAAGAGCAAATGCCGCCTTGTAATGACCGCCTAGTGCGTCTAATGTTTTTCTTCCTTCTTCCTTTACATCACCAAAATCTTTTTGTTGTGCTGCTTTCTGCATGGCTGATTGTTTGGCTAAATATTGATGAGTTAGCTCAATAGACCTGTTTTGACGATATAATTGATCCTGCTCCGCTAGATCATAATAGGCATTGGTTATATTTCTAATGGATTCGCTTTGAGCTATTTTATCGGCTTTTGTTTTTTCTGCTGCCTCTTGCAAGTTTCCGTTAGCTGGGGTCACTGGCGTAGACGTTACATCTAACTCTTTCATTTTCATTAACAGTTCATTGATCTGACTGACTGCTGTGCCAGTAGTAAAAGACTGAAAAGGCTCAATCTCCTGCAAGTAATTACCAGAAGCTATAATTTTTCTAAGAGCCAACTCTTGCTCATCTAAAGCCGCATCAGCACCATAAATAGCAGAATCAGCCGATTCAGATAGCTTTTCCCTTTGCATAGCAATATCTAATAAATCTGTTTTTATGGCTTTTAATGTTCTTAAACCGCCTAAGCTAGAAGGTAAAAACTCTAAAACTTTTTGTATTGCCCGACCTGCACCAGTGGCAATTCTGCCTATACTGGTCAGCATAGAGGTTGCGCCTGTCACTATTGATTTAGCCGCCTCTAAAATGCTAATGCCTATATTTTTTGTAAACTCTGCAATGCCGCCTTGCTCGTTTATTTTTAGCTCAATAAATGATCTGACTGCCTCTGTTGCCGCTTCAATGGTTGGCGCAAGTTCACCAA